AATATATAATGAATAAAAATAATAATTTAAATAATAATAATAAAAAAATATATGAATATGAATTTTTATATGAATATAAATTAAATTTTATTTTAGAAATAATATATGATGATAGTGATTTTTATAATTATTTAGAAAAAAATAATATTAAAATCAAAAAACAATATATTGATAATAGAAACAAGTGTAAATATTTAGAATTAGAAGATAATGTTTTATTACCAGTAAAACATTCAGGAATAAGTTATAAATATCCTTTTCAATTAATCACAGAAATCAGTTCAAATAAAATAAAAACATTAAAAGAAACTATTAAAAGTATTGAAAATTTAAACAAAAAATTAAACAAAAATTATTTAGGTAAATCTGTTTTTTATGATACTATAAAAAATAATTCATATAAAGTTGTTTCTTTACTTTTACATAATGAAATCGTTGTTCCTATTAAAAATGAATTAATGACGGAAAATGAAATAAAAAAACTTGGATTATCTATTCGTTTCCAACCTCTAGAAGAAGATATTGATAAAGAAATCAGAGAAAATAAGGTAATAATTGATGATAGAACATATAGAGTTAAAGATAGAATATTTAAATCTGAAGGTTATAATATTTATAGATTAGAATTAAGTTACTTTTTAGATAAAAATGAAGACATAAAAGATAAAATTATAAATATTGTTAGAACTAAAAACATGGACATGAAAGAAAAGAAATATGAATTGAGAAAAATTTTATTTACAATAATAGATAAAAAAATAATTAGTAAATATGGATTAACAGGTGGAGCTAAAAAACTAAGTATGGCGCATATAATAAAAGAGTTACCAAAATTAGATAATTATTTAGTTTATAATGTAAGAGATTATTGTGAAATTAATAATTCAAAAGACAAATGTTCTACTAATTCTCATTGCTTGTGGAAAGATAATAATTGTAGAATGCAAATTACAGAAAACATGGCTGTAGATTATGTAAATAAAGTTATAGAAGAAATGGTTTTAGATAATATAAAGTTTAAAGAAATTATTCAAGAAAACAATTATTATGTTTCAGATATAGTTGATTATACACAGTATTCTTATAGACCTAATCAAAAAATTATTAAATCATCAAACTTTACTATTAATAAAATTATGAGTGAATTATTTGGAAAAGATAAGGTTCCAATTATTGGAAGAAAACAAATGGTTATGAGAGGAGACCAATATATTGAAGAAGATTATCCAGAATTAATAGAATTAGGTAAAAAATTAATTCAACCTATAGTACCTAATAATGATAGTATAATTAGGGCTTTTATAAATTGTTTATATTGGATAAGTAATCCACTTTATGATGAAGAATCTAGAAATTTAGGTTATGTGTCTAATTTACAAAATTCTTTAACTTATTTATTTAAGGCTAATATAATAGATTTTATACAAACTAATAAAAATAATCCAGATATAAATAAATATTTAATTAATTATTTTAAAAATGAAGAAAACTTTTTTGAATCAGCAATTAATAAATTTAGAAAATCTTCATATAATACAGACGGAAAAGTAGAACTTTTTGTCATTAGTCATCTAATTGATTTACCAATAGTTATTTATGATAATTTTTCTAATGTAAAATATATTTTCCTACAAGGAGAAGTTAAAGTAACAGAAGATTCTATTAAAAATTATGTAAAAGAAGAAAAAATAAATAAAACAATATTTATTAAATTTGATTATGATTCATCAAATAAAATTCCCAAAAATATATATTCGATTTATTATAAATAAATATTAAATAAAAATAATCTATTTTTATTTAATGTCTAAAGCAAATGGAGGTTTTCCACCAATTAAATATTGTGAAAATAAAGAAAATACAAATAAAACTATTCAAAGAGAAAGAGCATATGCTCCACAAACAAATAATGTAAATATAAGACAAATATTAAAGAAAAATAATAAACCAGTTTTACCAATTGAAGAAAATAAAAAAGATATTAAGATTGATATTGTTGAAGATTTTTAGGTACTAAAAAAACTTCCATTACACCAATTTTCTTTACTTTGTTTAATAGCAGTATCAATTTCATCTCCAAATTTCGAATCTAAATCCAAAAATTTATTTTTATGTAAAATAATTTCTTTTAATTTTTCATTAATTTTTATTTCTAATTTTGATAATTTAAGAATAATCTCTTCATTTTTATTTCTCATATTTTTAAAATTAATAGATTCATTAACTATCTCTTTAAATTCATTAATTTTTACAAGTTCTTCATGTTGTAATTTTTTTACTTCAGCAAATACATTTGTTGAAAATAATACTGGATATTTATAACGAATATATTCTGGAAGAATAAATTGATTAGATTCTTTAACTTCAGTTACTTTAGATTCAATATCATTAATCATATTTTTAATACTATCTTTTTTTGCATTTTCATCTGCTGCATCTTTTGGATTTTCTGAATAAAAAAGTGTTCTTCCTGATAAAAATTCACATTGAGATTGTAACTTATCATATTTATAAGCTGATGTTTTATGAGCTTCTGCTTTAGCATCTAATTTTAAATAAGATATTATAGCTAATAAAAAAACATTAAAAGCATTAAAAGATGCAACTAATGTTTTTCCCCAATTAGTACTATCTAAAGTTGCACCTAATACAACACATAAAGAACTAATAAAAATAGCTGGTAACATTAATGAATTTAATTTTTTTTCACAATAAGTTTTTGATTCTGTATATAATGTTTTTTGACCTTTCATATAAATTGCTAAAATATCTAATGAAGTTGAACTTTTTGATACTTTATCATTAGAAGCCTTATTAATCATATCATAAGCATCACTAAATGTAAGTTTTTTTAAAAATATATGTTCTTCATTATGGTGTTCATGGTGTTCATGGTGTTTATGGTTAAGTGTTTCTGGTTCTGGTTTAGGTGGGTCTGATTTAGGTGGTTCTGGTTTAGGTGGGTCTGGTTTAAGTATTTCTAATTCAGTTATAATTGAATTTTTATCAGTTATAAGTGGATTTTTATCAATTATAAGTGGATTTTTATCTTTAAAAATTTCACTATTATATTTTTCTTGTAAATCTATTACTTCAGATATTTCTATTTCAGATATTTTATTACTAGTATTATCATCTTTATTAACATCTATTAATACCTCATTAGAACTACTCATTAATATAACTAATATTTTAATATAAATTAAATTTTCTAATGTTATTTATATGGGTTGTGCTGCATCCAAAAATAGTGTTTTATCCTATGAGCCTGAAGGAGAAAACAAATTAGAAAAAAAAATTAGTAAATTTTCAGTTCGTTCTAAAGATATTTCTTTAGACATAGGTTTACCAAATTATTGGGGGTCAAAAAGTATGGTACTTAGTAAAGAAGATAGGGAAAATATCAGAAATGTGTCCCAAGAATTAGGAATATAGTTTAATTAAAACTTTTTAATACATCCATCATTAAATTCATAACTTGTGGATCTTTCAAAGCTGCAAAAGGATTATTTTGATAACCAATTATTTTTTTTTGAAATTCTTCATCATCAATAACTTTCAAAAAATTTTTATTTTCCATAATTTTACTTTCAAAATCTTTATTTTTAAATTTGTTTTCAGATGTAGTTAATTCTTTAACTTTACTTATTATTGATTCTAATTCTAAATCATTTTCATCATCTTCAACTACTAATTTTTTATAATCTTCATTTTCGGGATTTAATAAATAAGCTTTGGTAAATGCTTTCTTAGCTTCTACTCTATTATTTTTCGCTAAATAACAACTTCCTAATCTACTCCAAGCTTTTGCATGATAAGGATTTAAATCAATAGATTTTTTGGCATCTTCTAAAGCTAAATTATATTCACCTATTTTTAAATAAGCTAAACATCTATTTAAAAATACTAAATTATCTTCTTTAATATTTAAACAAATATCATAATTTAATATAGCACTATTATATTGTAATTTTATCATTTTATTATCTCCTGCCATTTTTTGAGTTATAAACATATCTTCTTCCATTAATTATATAATAAATATTATTCTAAATAATTTTGATAAAAATATACTTAAAATTATATTTATATTATAATTTAATGTTCCTCAAAATTATTTTTTCATTTGTAACTCTATTAAGTGTGTGTGCAAAAGAAACATACAAAGTAATTGAATTTAATTCTAGAAATTTAATAACTATTCGCGGACCTATTCAAGGTTCTTCCTCAACATCTTGGATTTCATCTATAAATGATAGAGATCCTGATATTGATACAGTTTATATTTATATTTCATCTCCAGGTGGTTCAGTTTTAGAAGGAAATAAATTAATTGACCAAATAAAAACTCTTCAATTATCTGGAGTTCAAGTAAATTGTGTTGCAGATTTTGCAGCATCAATGGCTTTTGTTATTTTACAATCTTGTCCAACAAGATTAGCATTACCATCTTCTATATTAATGCAACATCAAATGAGTTTAGGACTTAAGGGTAATCTAAAAAATGTAGATAATTATTTGGATTTCATTCATTCTATAGATAATGATTTGGAAACAATGCAAGCTGAAAGAATGAATTTAACGGAATCAGGATTTAGGGAAAAAGTATTAAATGATTGGTGGATTCCAGGTCATTTATCTAAACAAGTAAATGCAGTTGATGATTTGGTAATGGTAAAATGTTCCAAAGATTTAACTTTAAAAAGAGATAAAATAACTGTTAGAACTATATTTGGAAATGTAGAAATAATTTATGCTAAATGCCCAATTGCCAGAGAACCTCTTGAAATCAAATATGAAAATTTAGAATTTAGAAACATTAAGTGGGACTTGATAGAAAATGAAATTAAAGATTATGTTCCTTCTTTATATTTAAAACATAATTTTCAATTGGAAAATAAATTTCTTTTCTAGTAAACAAATAAAATTTTTATTAATAATTTTTATTAATAATTTTTGATAATAAAAATTGAAATTATATATACATATTTATATATTAATAATATTATGCCTTGTAATAATAATATTATCGATATTGAATCTTTGAATCTAAATAATAAGAATATTGTAACTATAGAAAAGAATATTAACTGTAGTCATATTGTTCCTTCAGATGAGAAAATGAATGTATTTTTTCCCGAACTTATAGATAATGTTAATAAGTATCCAAATATTAACAAAGATAAGATTGAAACTCTTTTTAATCAACTAAAGAGAAAACATCGCATTTCTCCTTCCAAAGCAGACATCCGAAGAATTTATGATATGTCTTTTACACATTTAACATTTCCTTTGATTTTTAAAAAATGGATGATTAAGAAAGCTATGCGAGGTGATTCAGGTGTTTTAGTTGCAACAATTACTCTTTCACCTCATAAATTTAGTTGCAAGTATGATTGTTTTTATTGTCCTCAAGAAACAGACCTTAAAGGAGTTCCTACTCAACCTCGTTCATATCTTTCAACAGAACCCGCAATGCAAAGAGCATTGTATACAAGAACTGATATGAATAGTTATGATTTTGATGTTAAAAATCAATTTCAAAATCGAATTGAGGCTTATATTCATATGGGAAATATTAATAAAAATGATGAAAATAGTCATAAGATGGAAATTATTCTATCTGGAGGAACTTGGGAAAGTTATCCAAAAGAATATAGGGAGCAAGTAATTCATGAACTTTATTATGCGGCAAACACAATGTTTCATTCTAATCCAAGAACTATGAATAGTTTAGAAGAAGAAATTAAAATTAATATGACATCTAAATTTAGAATTATTGGATTAACTATTGAAACACGACCAGATTTTATCACTTGGACAGGTATTAAAAAATATCTTAATTATGGTGTAACACGTATTCAATTAGGTGTTCAACATTTTGATGATGCTATTCTAAAGAAAGTTAATCGCAAGTGTTATACTAAAGATACTATTCGTGCTATTCGTCTTTTAAAGCAAGCAGGTTTTAAAGTAGTTATTCATATGATGCCAGACCTTCCAGGTAGTTCTCCCGAACAAGATAAATGGATGTTTGATCAGGCTCTTAATAATCCTGATTTGCAATTTGATGATGTAAAAATTTATCCTACTGCAGTTTGTAAATCACCCGATACAGACCGTATTGTTTATAGCAAGATTGCAGAATGGTATGAACAAGGTATATATAAACCTTATGCAGAAACAAATTTGAATGATTTGATGAATGTACTTATTTATTACAAGAAAAATGTACCTCCTTGGGTTCGAATTCAGCGTTTAATTCGTGATATTCCTGGAAAGTCAATTGAGAGTGGATATCACAAAGTATCTAATCTTCGTCAAGTAATTCAAGAGAAAATGAACAAAGATGGAGACAAATGTCATTGTATTTATTGTATGGAAATAGGTGATAAAGAACTTGATAATTTGAAACCTATTTTGGTTGTTCGTAAATATAATGCTTCTGAAGGAATAGAATATCATTTGTCTATTGAAGCACATAGTATGAATTATTATCAAACATTTAATTATTATATATTTTTATGTTTTTCTTATTTTGTATGGCTACTAATTGGAAAGTGGTTTTACTGGGGAGGAAATATCGATTCTTATACAGGATTATTTGGATTCCTAAGGCTCCGATTTGATCCTAATCCAGGTGGCGATTTTATTCCAGAAATTAATAACTGTGCTTTAATTCGTGAGGTCCATGTGTATGGTTCATCCTTGGGTGTTGGTACTAATTCCTTTGGAAGCCAACACAGGGGTTTTGGAAAACTACTAGTAAAGACTGCTGAAGATATTTCAACAATGAATGGATTTAAAAAGACTGCCGTTATTGCTGGAGTTGGTACCAGGGAATACTATAAAAATAAGTGTGGATATACACTGGGTAATACTTATATGCTTAAGAATTTAAAACAATATAATTACCATACTTTAATAAGGATGGTAGTTATGACAATTATGAATTTTATTATTTTCAGATTATTACATAAAAGCTAAATTAATTTATTTAATCCATTTCTTCCATTAATTTATCTATTTCTTTATTTGTTTCCTCGTCTACTTGTGTAGGTGTTGATTCAGGCTTTTTACCTAACATCTTTTCCATATCTTTTGATACTTTTTTCATATCTAATCCAAGCTTTGATTCGATAAAATTATCTACTTTATTTTTTAATGCAGATGCTTCTTCTTTAGTTTTAATTTGATTTATTCCTTTCATCATTCCAAATAATTCCATTATATTAGGACCTGCACTTGATGCATCACCTGATGAATTATCTGTATTTTCTGGTTCAGATTTGAAACTAGGAATGACACACATTGAATTAGCTACATTTAACATTTTACCAATATTAATATTAGTACCTTCTTTAATTTTACCTAATTCAACATTAGAAGTAGAAAAGTTTTCGTCAATAATTACAGTTTCTTTTTTAGGTTCTTTGTTAAATAAACCACCCATCATTTCACCCAAACCACCTCCCATACCACCCATCATTTTATCCAAACCTTCTCCTCCAGCTCCACCCATCATACCTTTCATCATTTCAGAAATATCAAAATTACCTCCCATTACTTTATCCATACCAGGAATTGTTTTTTGAATTCCTTGCATTAATTTCTCTAACTGAATATCTCCACTTGTAATCTTATCTTGATATTTTTCAGAAATCTTTCTACTGATATCCAAAATACCTGCTAATGGACTTGCATGAACATCGCCTTTCATTGTATCTTCAAATGATTTTACAATATCAGCTACCATATCATTAGTTTGTTCATTGACCTCAACACCTAACATATCTTTAATCATATTCTTAGGGTCTTTACCTAATAATTTATTATTAGTTTCTACTTGTTTTTTACATTTTTCTGTTTCAGCTATATTAACTTCTAAAATCTTGGTTAACTTTTTAATTCTATCTTTATTTTTCTTTTTTTGAGACATTTCAACCATCAATATCATCAAATGTAAATAAGACCATAATACTACAATTGTATTGCTTTCTTTTCCATTGAATATTTTATCTAATGACATTTCTTCACCAAATAATGTTTCTGAAATTTCTTTATTTAAAAATAATTCAGTTTTTGATTCAATAAATGAATCCCATAATTCAGCTTGTAATAGTTCGCTTAATTTTATTCCACGAATCCATTTTTTATCTTTATTTTCAGTATATAAAGAAGCTAAAACTTTTTTATCGCTATCTTCAGAAAATAAATATAATAGTTGTTCTATTAGCAAGTTATAATTTTGAAGATAATTTTTTACAAGATATTCTATATCCATTAAGACTGATAGCAGTAAAATCTTTAAATATAATTTAGTAAAATTTTTATTTTTATAATATAAAGAAATTTTTAATAGTAGTTTAATCTAAATCAATATCACCTTCCATATCTAAATCAGAATCATTATTATAATCAGTGTAATAATTTTCTTCTTCTTCATCATTATAATTTTTATATTTTTTTGCCTTCTTCTTTTTTACATCGTA